GCCTTTCTTACTATGAGGGTCGAACCGCGTGGAAAGCGCCGAGGTGGCATTATCATGCGGGAAAAACAATTCAGCCTCCAAAAACTGTGCAGTTATAAACACCATAGCTGTGGAATTGTCTCCAGATATATCTGTGAGTGGGTTCAGAATCATGATATTTACTGAACCCATATAACCTGATGTATAATCAAGTAGATCAATTGCTCTGTCAGGTATAATGAGAGGAATATCGAAAACTGCAGTTTCTCCAGCACTGGCCGACACGATCATGTGGGGATAACCTGACATCCATTGGGGGACAGCAGGTACAATAACCGGTGTTGAGGTATAAGGTAAATAAGTTGCCATCAAACGACCATAAAGAAATTTGTTAGCAACAACCCGGATAGATAATCTAAGAGCTGATCTAAAAAATCGAAAGTTTGCAATTTTGTCTGCAATGTAAGTTTGAGCAAACAATACATCGGGAAATTTAATAGTTGCAATTGTGGTACCAGAGGCACTTGAAGGTGTCCAAATCAAAGTTGAGACATTGAACTCTCTGTTAAGAGATCTATCAAAATCAAAAGTCTCCATGTTGCAAGTTTTGAATGGCAAAGACATCAAATGAGAATCGACAACACCCAACTGTGTAGGTGCCACGTCATGGTAACCACCCAACTCAACTTCTTGAGCCGGAGGAGCCTCATTGGCTGCACGATCCGTAAATTGTTCATTACGGCTTGAAATAACGTTATTTTCAGCAAAGAAAATTACAAAAGATTTTAATAACTAAAGGGATCCCGCCCTAATCAAAATTTATTCTGATCATCTATTGTTTTAGGTAATAGAAACCTGGTGTCCATTTGGAAAATAAACAAACAATACTTTTCACGATTCAAAGTATAACGAAAATTAGCGAGCTTTTGTGGTTAAAGCACAACCTCTAATCATCCATCATTTATATTGCTAGAAAAGTTATCTCCCTGCGTTTTAGCGGGTGATACTTCTCGTTCAATAAATGATGATAAGATTTTGCCCTAAATTGTAAGGCTTCAAACAAAGGTCGCTCCAGATTCTCTTCTGCATATCTCATCAATTTAACATACTCAGATTGGAAATCCTCATAAGAAAAATGATTAAGTTCAATGAGAAAAGAATCGAACGTTGACAAAAGAGCTTGTTCAGGCTCAGTCCCTTTACGGTACCAATAAAGAGATTCAACAATGACTTTCTTTTTAAGTGGCGCTCTATAAATAGCACCATCTGGGACAAACTCACGACCCAAATAGCGAACTGTATTCAG